AAAGAAGCTAAGGAAGATGGTAACCCATCTGCTCCATCGTCAAAGGCGGCATCCACAATATATCAGCCCGCTTACGTTCCGCCGCTTCCATTGCTTCGTTCTGGCTGCTGAACGGGATTGATAACCGCACTGGAGCGTCCGGCGGCAAGCGGCTTAGGCGGAACGTCTCTGTTCTCGAATCGAACCACCCGTAAAGTTGCAAGCGGCGTCTCATTCAATACCTCGTCCACGCGCTGCTTCTCTCTGCGCCGCTCGCGGTTCAAGCCGTTGCCCATTTATTTAGCGGCCCAAACGCCATTCTGCCCGCAAGTAAACAGCTTGGAGGCGTAGGTGGTAATGGTGGTCGAGGTCGTATTGTTGATCGTGTCCTGCGCCGCCGTTATAGGGTTGTTGGCGATAGCCGGGTACACATCAATGGTATAGGCCGTGTTATCGTTAATCACGATTTCCGCGCCGCCTAGGCAAGTAGGCAAAGCAACACCAGTCGCACCGCCGGAACCAGCGGTGTCAACTTCAAGAAGATGTATATTGGCCGGAAGTTGTAGTGCTGTCGCCTGGTTGGTGCCGGCTGCCGTTAGCCCGTACTTGTACAAAAAGTTTGAACCACCCACCACACCGTCCAGCCACGTACCGTCAATCAAACCAAAGCCCATTGACGGAATTGGCTTTTGTCCGATTACGGCAAACGCGGAGGTTGACACGGCGGCAAACAAAATCGCAGCGGCAAAGAGTTTTAGTGCCTTCATTTTAATTCTCCTGAATAAAAATAAATTAAGTACCAACATCGTCAGATTGATAAGAATAAGCTCGGCCCCTGTTCCTTAAGAAGCTAGGCATACGCAATACGCCCATTGCGGTATTTGCCAAGCGGATCGTGTTAAGGGCGTCCCGCGCAAGGCTGTCCACCGTAGGGTCCGGCGGAAGCTGGTAACTAGCCCTTAGCCGTCTAGCCAAGCACCAATTTAACGCCGCCTCATATTCTGGTGGAAAGTTTATCGGCTGTTGAATTGCGTCAAACCTGGGAAGGACTACTTTAAATCCAACGTGTATTTCGTAGATTGAGGACTGCGGTACAGGCCAAGGCAGCAACAAACCAACCGGCCAAACAGGGTCATAGAAAATACGCCACGCTATCGTGCCAATGTTCTTGACCGTTATCCTAGAATAGTCCTCGTGGCTTTGGATAATCTCTATTGGGATATCGACCGCAAGATTGCCGCCAGGAGGGTTATTGAGAAAACGAAGGAAGGCGTATTCCAAACGGTCGGGCCGGGGGTTGATATTGATATTACCTTTCAGGCCCACACTATAAGACTGTGCGCCCGTACAAACTACCGAATAATCTTGTAGCCGGTAGACCAGCCACCTCTTCCTAGCCCATTGAGCCAAAAGCCAATTAACCTGCTTAAAAGCACGGTTGAGCATTTCCGGCTCAATGGATTCGTCAATGCCCAAAACCCCGCTATCGACCAGCGCGTTGGTCAGCAGTAGCCCGCAAGTATCAACGGGCAGCGCCGGTTCGGCGGGGGGCATTGCCATTAGGCGGCCTTCTCAACTTCCGTTCGCAGCCGGTCTAAAGACCACCGTTTATCGACCTTCATACCCTTGCGCGCCGCCTCTTCTTCCCAAAGCTTGCGCTCTTGTTCAGGCGGCAGGCCGGTTTCGGTAATAGGTTCTTCAACGTCGCCAGCTATCTCAACGCCCTTGTCCTCGACTTCTTCCAAGGCCCCTGTGGGCGGTATAATGGCGTCGATAGCCTGCTGGGTCTTTTCCCAAGCCTGGAACGCCAAGAACTTGTCCCACTGGGCTTTATCAACCCCCTCAGGCCCGACCGAGCCGCTTTGCTTAAGCGCGGCGACAACCGCCGCCGTAACGGCTGGCAAAGCCGATTCCAGCATCTCTCTGTTACTAGAGTTCTGGCTTTGCGGCGTGTGGATATAGACCTTGCCCTGCTCGGCTTTGTTCGGGTCGAATTTAGTCGTTCCGGCGTAGGGCTGGGGCCGCCAATCGCTGTCGTCTTTCCAGTCCCATACACGGTCCTTACCGTACCGGCCTTTTTCATCAACGGTGGCTTCGCGGTAGCAAACGCCAAGTTCGGCGGCTTCGTGTTCGTCCTTAGCGATACGTGGCTGTTCGGTCGGGTGGTAAAGCCACGCCGGAAAAACCCTAAAGCCGGTGCGGTTGAAGTAATGCCGGATTGATTTAATCTCGCTCCAATCCGGCATTACAGGTTTAGGCGGCGGCATGTTGAAACTCAGCACATCGCCATCGGATGTAATGACTTTGGACCCCTCCCCGGCGATATCCGGCGAAAGGTAACCTACTTCACGTCTTGAAGGGAGAACAAAGCCACTCATAGATTATTATCCTTTGGTTTCTGGGTTGTAGATAGGCGCAGCGCGCAAAGGCTGACCGCTGGGCTGACGTTGCGGCTGTTCAACGGATTGCTGTACCTGCTCTTCCGCACGCAAGGGCGTTGAAGGAGCGCCCCCGGAGCGGTAGCCAGGAGCAAGGTCTAGCCGGCCAACAAAGCCGGGCGTGCCGGAACGCGGCACATATGGGTCGGCGTATGGCACAGCTGACCTAACGTAAGTCGGATCAACCGCCCCACCAAGCTTTTCGGCCAGCCGTTCACGTTGCGCCTTGGCGGCTTCGAGGGCTGTCTCGGCGTTGCGCGCCGACAATTCTTGCTGCTCGGCAACGCGCCGCGCAACCTCTTCGTCTTCGATGGCACGCTGCTTTTCCGTTTCTTCGGCATTAACCGACACGGCCAACGCGGTATTAGCCGCGTCAATATCGCGGCGTACCGCGCGCCGGATAACGTCGTCGTCTACAACAGGCTCGGCTTCGGGCTTTTGGTATTCGCCAAGAGCGCGCTTCTCTTCATCTTCGTTGTTGACGAGGACAGTAACCTCGCCATTTCCCCGGTTGACGTGGCTATCGGCAAAGCCCGGCGTACTTACGGCGACGGGGTAGCCTTCAACTTCCTTGCGAACGACTTGGCTATCGTGGGCAACGACCCACTTGGGCCATTCCTTGCCGACTGTGACAGGGGCTGTTGCCTGCTCAAGCCCGATAATATGGCCGTCGTCTTTGTGAATTGCAAAGCCGGTAACGGGATCAATAACGTGGTTTACTGGGTCGATCATAATAAAGCTCCTTTGAAATAATTTAATCTAAAAGGCCGACGCGACACGCTGCTCTTGGCTAATTCCAGTAAACAACGTGTCGCGCTTTCTTCCTTTGGTTTCCGCATGGACGTGCATCTGAAACCGGAACGGACCAAAAGCGTATTTGCGCTGAGTGCGGCTATCCTAGCAGCGGGAAAGGCCGGTTTCAGGTAGTCCGTTACGGGGTAGCATCAGCCGCCTGGCAAATCCACTCAGGACGCGGCACGCCGCTACCGAACAAGATGTCCAACCTATCGATGGGCTGATCGGTCGAAGGCTCGTACACCACAAGTGAGCGCATCGACAGGCGGTCGTACTCATGCCGCGCCGCTGCAATAACGCCCTTTTCGTTAGGCGGAATCCAGAGGGGCGCGACAACCAGCGTGATCGCATCGGGGGCATAGGCCAGATTTTCACGGTAGGTTACCGAAGCATTGGCGAACGGCGTAACAACCGCGTTGGCCGCAGGACTTGCGGTAACAGTCTGGTACTGCTGCGGGGTGTAAGGCAGCCCCGCATACGGGGTAGACGAAGCAGGCGGGATAATCGCCGGGTAGAACGCAATCGACGTAGCGTTAGCCGCCGAGTTCGCCGTAGCGACAAACTGCGCCAACGTACCCAACGAAGAGTAGTTGACGCGGTTGACCGCGTAGACACCCGCAATGGTGAACACGTCTCCCGCGTTGACCGTGCCGCCGAGGGCCGCGACGGTCAAAGCCTGCCCAGTCTGGCCAGCGCCGCTAACCGTAGCGGTCGCAAGCGAGCCGGTAGTGTGCGACACAACCGACTGGTCCTCGAACATACGGAACTGCAAAGCCTCGTACATCATACCAGTATTGTACTGGCGGCTAATGGACTCGACCGGGTTTAGCAGACCGCGCAAAGCCTGTTGGATACGCGTGTCGGAACGCGGGGCCAACACAACTTTTCGCATTCCCATTTCGCCAAAGTTAGGCGCTGAGTTTTCTTCCAGCAACGCACGGGCCAAGGCAATAGGGCCGTCCGTAATCGGGAGAATGTTGTTGTTGGCGTCCACATTGGCGGTAATGTTACGTACCGAAGTCGCGGTATTGACCATAACCTGAAGCGCGACGTTGGCGGCTAGCGCATTGACGCGCGGCAGCACGATACGTTCCATGTAGTCGTCAATATCCAACGTGGTTTCAGCGGAGGTAAACGCCACGTCCACATGCCGCTGCGTGGCTACCGCCAGCAGGAACTGCTGTTCCGTGGTGTCCTGGATCGAAATGCCGGGGCCGTCGGTGACGGTGTACTGGTTGGCGTAACGGATACGCAATTGTGCGCCGATACGCGCGCCCTCGATACCGAACTGGCTTTCAAACTGACGCGACACGTTCTGAATGAAATAGTTGGTATTCAAAAACATACGGATCGAGTAGCGCGTAATCATGGAGGGGGTTAGGATATTATTAGCCATTGTAATTATCTCCGCTTGTTAAAACAGGTTGGTTGAAAATCGGTAGTAAAAAAGCTTAGGTAATAAAATCAGCAGTAAAAATTACCGCCCAGAACGCGCCTTCATTCTTTCGTTGAACTTCGCAGTAAACTGTTCCTCCGTGGCCTCGTCGGCATAGCCGTCCACAACCTTGCTGGCGCTAGGTTCAACCACCGGGGCCGGGGCCGGGGCTTTGGAGACGAGTTTAGGGGCAGGCTTGGCGGGGGCAGGCGGCTCAACTACGGCGGCTTTGGCCATTGTAATCCTCGTTAGTTCGGCAATACGGGAACGCGAGTCCATAGAAGCAAGACGCGCGGCGGTTTCGGGTTCGGCGGCAAGTAGAGCTAGCGTTTTGTGAGCGTTAGGCCGATCAACCGCCAAAACGTCCGCCACGAACTCGTCATTCACACAGCCGACCGCGCCAAGGATGTTTGCTATTTCGTCAAACTTGGGGGCTGTGAAAGTTGAGTAGCCGTCCTTGATAATTTGCTGGCGGGCTTGGGCCATAAGTTTTGCGTTGGCTGCCTGGTCTATCAAGGCCGGGTCAAGCTGCGGGGCTTGTGGGGCTGTAACTTTATTATCGCCCTGCAAGCGTGCGGCTAAGGCTTCCGCGTTGGTGCGGCCTTCGCGCTCCTTCTGGGCCTCTTGCCTTGCTGTCTGCTCATTGCGCTGTGATTCCGCAATCCGGTCAAGCATCCACTTAGGCAACGGGGCCTTGGGTTCGGGTTCGGTAGCCTCTATGGCCTCGATAACCGGCTCAACAACGGGCTCAATTACCGGCTCAATAACTGGTTCGACTACAGTTTCCATATCTTCCTCTGTGTTAGTGTCTAGTAGCAATATTGTTCATCAATGCGGCTCTAACGTTTCTCTTTACCCCGAACTGCTCAACGATCTTTTTGTTTTCGTAAGCGTCGCCCACAAACTGCTGGGTGCCAGGAGCTAATTGCAGCCGATTATCAGTTTCCGCCCCCTGTGCCATCTTAGCCTGTAGGACTAACGCTAAATGCATCATGCGCGCGTCTTCCGGCTTGGTCTTGGGGTCGCCCAAGCGGTCGGCGTACATCTTGCGGGCCGACGCCACGAATGTTCTCCAATTTGCTGACGCAAACTTGTATTCATCCGGCCAGTTGGCGCGAAACTTGGCCGAACGCTTCATGCCGTGGTATTCGCCAGCTATTCTCTTGGCGTCCTCGCAAAGCATACGGATTAGGCGCGTGGCTTCTTCGTTGCTTATTTCTTCGCCGTTGATTTCGATTGGCATCTACTTCTCTTCCGCGTTGCCTGGGTTGATCTTCATATCCTTATCCGGCTTAATACCCGCCTTCAACTCCTGCCCCGCGTCCCTTTGATCCGGCGGATACACGCGGT